CGCTTGTGGTTTTTGGGGGAATGGCTGCGGAACAAAAATACCGCCTACAACATTTGCATTGGCATAGATAGAAGCGATCTGTGCTTTCAAATTCGTACCACAACATGCCGTCGCATAAGGTGCATCGGAATGTGATTTGAGACGGAAAGTTTTTGTGATGAAACCTTGCTGTCCGAAAGCGTTAAGCACTCGCGCAATAGAAGCCAAAGCTTCGGCGCTTGGCGCAACACCTTGATCGTATCGGCCGATAAGAGCGATACCAAGCGATGTCGAATTGTGGCCGCCAGTATGCGCACCCAATGCCGGCATACCGTTCAGATAGCGGCCAGTAAATATGTCTCCGTTCGGATGGACAACAACATTATATGGAACATCAACATAAGAGTTATAGTTAGTGACGCGGCGCATGTCTGCCTTCGAGTCGCTAGTAACTGGTGTAACAGTATGATGTAGAAAAACTGTGCTAACCGGTAACCCCATGCGCTGCAAAGCAGCTTTCGGTGCTGGTGCGCCCCATTCATTTCGTTGATACCAATGTCCCATTTTTTGTTCCTCTCTTTTAAGATACTTCCGAAATTGTAATTCGTGGAGCTTTAATACCTACAGAAGCAGCTGCAGAAGCTTGCATCTGGAAAGTCCAAGTGTGTGAACCTGCAGAAGGTGTTGAAGAAAAGGTATTTGCAAAGCCATAGTAAGGTGAACCACCGGCAATGTAAATTGCACCTAATGCTGTGATTGCTGACCCTATTGTTGACCCATCACATTGAACACGAATGTCAAAAGTTCTGTAAGCACCTGAAGATAAGTTTGCAACATTGGCTTCTGTTGAGGCTTCAACAAGCCCCCCTAAAGATGTTGCAGTAATTGAAGCGTATGTTGTCCATGTGTTTGCCATTGTCGCATCTGAACCGAGATTAGTTCCGAGTCGATGCTGGCTATCTATCCAACGCCAACCAGAACCGTCATATCTTAAGACAGTGTTCAGATCATCGAGATAAACTAAACACCCTTCCCAAGGTGACGGGATAGCTGCGTCGCGGCCCGCTGCATTGGCAAACGAAAAGTCGATATGTTTCGCTAGAATAGATTGGTTTTCCATTAGCGTGCCGTCTGTCACTCCCGCTACAAGGTTTGCAAGCGTGGAGCGTTTCGTTGTTCCTGTACTGACATCATATAAGGGCAGTTGGTCACCTACTGCGACTGCTGTTTCTTCTGGGAGTTGTGAGATTCTTTTTGCCATAGTTCTATTGTACCTTAGAGTGGAGCGTCTGGGTTGTTTTGTTGTTCGAGAGTATCTAGGTTACGTTTGATGTCCTCTATTCGTTTGCTGGTGCGCGGCAATATGCGATCTAAGTCAAGATCGATAGTGTCGATGTTATAGGTGCTGCCAACGATTTGCAGCTCTAATTCGTCTAGGTAGTCGCCGTAATTGATGAAGCCTGCCATCTCGCCAAGCTGGATAGTTTCTATTGCGTCAGGATGATTTCCGTTGATTGTAATACTGCCAACAAACGAAGGGTCTTTGTATTGATCGATAGCACTTTGCGCCAAGAGTTCAGCGGTCGGTTGATCTGTGACACGCTGATCTGAAAGTTTCGCGATAGCTCGCCTCCATGCAGCTTGCGAGGGAGCATCCACAGTGTTGACTAACAGCGCCGGATCGCCGCCGCCAGTAAAATATACTTCGTTGACTAGCGCAGCGATAGAACGACGTAGACGCGCTTTGCTGGCATCCAATTGTTTTGTGAAACGTCGGGCCGGTATGCTTGGCCGCGACTTTAGCGAGTAAAGATCATTACCTGGGTCGTAAGTCCAATACCATTGTGCCGGACAAAGCTCTACGATTTTTTGCAAGCACTCAGCAATAGTGTTTAGATTGAAAGTATAAGAAACTGTCGTGCCAGTATCTTCAATAGAGGCCGAATCATAGTTGATGTGTGCGCCTTGAGTTTGGGCGTAGTCGATTACAGCGCGCGCAATATCAGAAGGGTCTTGAGAATTGAAAGTTACTTTAGTGTCTGTTCCGTCCTTCAAAATAATATGGTTAAGTTCTATGCCATTATTCAAAAGATATACGGTGATTGAATCGCTGTCGCCGAAATCTAAATCCCAGTCCGAAACATAACCACGAAAGATACAATATCCTTCGGGTGCGCCGTCCTCAACAAGAAGATCGTTGTCGTCTTCGGTAGTTATTTCTTCGCCGTCTTCAGTAGTCAACGAAACAAATTCGCCGTAGTAAGCGTTAACTTCAACATTCTGATTTAAGTCTAAGTCTGTACCTGCGCCAATACCTGTAGCCCCGACGATGTCTGCCAGCAAAGCCTCATCGTCTTCTGTCATAAGAACCTCGTCGCCCTCAGTAACTAAAACATCTGTCGTGACAATCTGGGTGAGTTCGTTTCTACCTAGGTTTACATTCAGGCTGCATGCAGCATTGTTGATTTCTCTTTTCAAAGAAAGATCGTTAGAAACATCGTTCCATTCTCCGATGAAGTTATCGTCACTATCAGACACCAGATAACGGACTGTTTTTGTCATTATAAGAACCGGCGTTCGTTGGCAGAGTTAAGAGTTATGTTGCGGCTAGTCGACGCATCGTCTGTATATTCGACTACGCCTGCGCCTGGCTGCCAGACAGGAAACTGGCCTTTGGCCCTAATGAGTGCACCGTTCAAAAAACATTGTTTCTTTTTGCAGTCGATCACTAGAATGTCGCCGTCGCCGAATGTTTCTGTGACAGTGATATGTTGGCTTGTCGCGTTGTTACCGATCGAGATTTGTACGTCTGAATTGTCGGGCGTGATCTCTGTAATTTCTAACGTGAAAACGATTTCGGCATCCATAGTTGTACCGACAGAGATATTGAAAGAATCGACTGCTGTTGTAATGTTTTCGTTGACGATATGATAGTCAAGTCCTTCCTCATACCAGAATGGAGATTCGGCCTCAAACTGAATACTGTAAGGACTGAAACTGATATTTTGTGGGCCGCGCGCAACAATCACATTCGTAGCAAGAACGTCAATCAGTCTGAAAGTGCCTGCATATTCGACTTTAAGTGTGCCGGCAGAACGTAACGTCGATTTGAGGGTATCTATTGCAGCATCAAGTTCAGCTTCACTAGAACACGAAATATATCCGACAACGGTCACATCCAAAGAATCATATGAATCGTTGACCCTGATACCTCCGTCGCTACGAGCGATTGGAATTAACCGGGTGCTTTTTTTGGCAGACCCATCAGGTTCACTGTCGACAACGAAATAAGGGTCGCCGTCGTTTAGAGCTAGATCATCGAAGAAAACTTGGCGTGGCATTAGACAGGTACTCCCATAGAAGACATTTCAGACATAGCGTCTAGCCGGTCGAAGAATTCGTTTGCCGCTTCTGCTGTGCTGATAGTTATATTTCCGTACATGTTGAATGTACTCGATTTTGCTTGGCCGGCTGCGCCACCGTCTGCAAGGCTACGCAGAATACGTTTCGATTCTCTGTTGGAGAATACGTCTGTGCCGCTTGGCATGTTGACGATCTCTCCGCCACTACCTCTAATGTCGCCAACTATTGCAGCGCCGCCCGCAAAGTTTCTGACACCCTTATAGAGTTTCGGCATGTTTGGCATGTCGAACTTTTTGCCGCCAATCTCAGGAACCCAGCTAGGGATAGTAAAGTTCAATTTACCGACCGTTTTGTTCCAGCCGTCAGAAATCCAGTTGAATGCTGTTTTGAATGGCGCGGTTATTGCGTCACCGATTGTTGTGAAAGCTGAAGTTACTTTGTCTTTGATGCTAACGAATTTGTCGATGAGATCGGTGATCCATCCTTTGACTTTGTCGAATCCGTCTTTCACGTTTGTGATGAATGCCGTAATTTTTTCGACGACTTTCGTGAATACATCTTTGACTTTATCCCAGATTGATTGAAAGATCGGGACGAGCGTATCTCTAATGTATGCCCAGATTGCCTCGAAGATTGGTTTCATGAAGTTCCATGCAGCTTGCACGCCCTCCCAGATTTTTGTCCAAACAGGAATAAGAACATTTGTTACATAAGCAACGAGCAGATTCCAGATCGGTTTGATTACGTTCTCCCACGCCCACTTGATGACTGTCACTATCGCATTCCAGACGACCTGTATTGCAGCCCACAGGATTTGCCAGCTAGGTATCAGAATGTTTGTCACATAGGCGACAAGTAGCTCCCAGATCGGTTTGATTACGTTCTCCCAAGCCCACTTAATTACAGTAACGATGGCATTCCAGACTACTTGTATTACTGCCCAAAGGGCCTGGAATACTGCCATCGTTTGTGACTTATATTTTGTGAATGCCACAATGATTAGACCGAGTGGGCCAAGCACTATACCTAGCAAGAGTTGCCAGTTGTTTTTGACCCAGTCAATAACTGTCCCGATAACGTCTTTGAGAGTGTTGAATACTGACATGAAGGTACTAGAAATTGCCCGCCATGCTTTGTCGATGAAATCTCTGACTGTCTTGTTTTTCTTGTATAACACCACCATGACGGCGACGAGCGCAATTATTGCAGCAATGATGAGGAATATTGGGTTGGCAGACATTACAGCGTTAAACGCAATCTGAGCGGCTGTGGCGATCTTTGTAGCAACCATGCGGGCTTTCTCTGCCACAGTTAACGCTACAGTTTTGACTTTCGCGGCGGCCTTAAGAGCGTTCTCTTTGATTTGCATTGCCCTATATTGTGCTTGGAATTTGATGTTTGACGCAGTAGCTTTTCCGTGTTTTTGTGTCCAGCCGACTAGAGATTTTGTTGTATCTATCACTGTTTTGCCGGCGCTAGTAACACCACGATATGTTTTCATGAGCGTACCGGCAACATAGACGAGCGGCCCAAGTGCAGCGGCAAGGCCAGCAACAACCAGAATGACGGTTTGTGTTTTCGGTGACAGTTTCGAGAACATGCCGAGAATATCTGAAGCCCAGCCGAGTAGTTTGATTCCGACGGGAAGAAGTTTTGTTCCAACTTCGGCAGACATGTTTTTCATTTCGGTTGTCATTGCCCGCAATTTACCTGAGCCGCCTTCGGCTTCTCTTGCTGCTTGGCCCTGCACATCTTTAGTTTGCGACATGATAAGAGACAACGTGGCTGCTTGTTTTGTTGCTACGTCCATCTCTGAAGTGCTGCCAGCCATCGCGGTCTCTACACCTTGCTGCGCAAGTGCAAGATCGTTGTTTGCTTTCCGTGCTTCCTCAGAACCTTTGCCATATTTTTTGGTGACTTCAATCGACTTCTTGCGGGCCTCATCTACCTTGATTGTTGCCTGCTCAACTTTCGCTAGGTTAACGTCTGCTTTCATTAGCCCTTTACGCATAGCCTCAGCTTTCACCTCAGCGTCCAAAGCAGAAATACCATAGTTATCCAACATTGTATTGTTGCCCTTTAGAGCGCCAGTCAATGCGCGTACAGCGTCTTGTGTTGTACCACCAAACATTGCAGTCAGGTCACCAGAAAGTTCGATTAGTTTTGCTGATTGTTTTGCAGCTTCATCTTCGCTAAGGCCGCCAATGTTTTTGAGCATCGAACCCATCGTCGAAGAATATTGGAGTGCTTCGGTTTTCGCGATACCATAATAGGTCGGGAGTTTGTCGGCCCAATTTTTGACAACGTCACTAGACTTTTTGAATATCTGTTCGACTGCACCCATCGAGTCTTGAAGTTCTGCGCCGGCCTTGAAAGCAACTGCACCAAGTCCCAGAATTGGCAAAGTCATGTACTTTGTCATCTTGCCGCCAACGGCTTGAGCTTTTTGGCCCATCGCGTCCATCTTGTCGGACATCGTTTTGACTTTTTCTTCAGTTTTGCTCAGCTGAGCTTGGGCTTCATCGAAGGCTTTTTGCGCTTTGTTTTGCGCCTCAATGATGATCTTTAGTTTTTCCTCAGCACCCATAGCATTATGTTACCACGCGTTACTTAGAACTCTTAGCAGTTTTGCGGTCGTATTCTGCTTCAGTTTCAAGTTTGATCTTGTATCGTTCAATGAACCAAAGCGGCTGGTCGAGATAGCCGCCGGCAACATACATACAGCTCATAGCTGCACATTGTAAAACTATTGGGAAACGCTCGTCAGAGATTCTTCCTGAACCGCCTGCAAGGACTCGCCAGTATTCTTTTCTGAGCTTGGTTCTTTTTTTTCGTCGAAGTCACCCTCAATGATAGATTCGATATGTTTAACAACGAATTCGAAATCTTTGACTCTCATATCTAAAACGCGAGGAAGCACGTCAACTTGGTTACCATCTACGCTGACAACCACAGCTTCGATTGAAGCGTTTTGTTGTCCTGATAAGACCGTTTCGTTCATTTTTGGTTTCATCTCAGTACCTTCACCTTGCGTGTCGATACTTCTGAACATTGCGCCGTCGATGCGTTGTGACTCCCAGCCATTGATCCAGTCTTTGCAGACAACAATGTGGCCTTGTTTTGGCGTAACTATTTCATGGGTTGATCTGTCCTCAGACATATTGTTCCTTTCTTTGCAGCGAGTGCTTGTTAGTAGCTCACTACCGTATTTGTTAGTCGTGCAGAAATCATTGAAGCGTCTGCCAAGTTGAATAGAGCTTCGAAGTTCAATGTTTGAGTGAGTGGGTCGTTAGCGTCCCAGCTACGCTCGAATTCTTCAAACACTACCTCGTTAAGATCGAAATACAATTGTGGATTGTGTGACGACCCTAGGTCGGTTGTTGTGTCTGTCATGTCGATACGGATTGCTTTGTGAGTATTGCCAAAGACGAAATCTCTGTATGTCTCATTTTCAAAGTAAAGTTCGATAGTACCAGTCACACCGAATTGTTTGTTGATGATGTCTTGTGGTTCGTTTGACCCCAAAACATATAGAGGTTCAGCGTTCTTAGCGATCTCCATCGAGAAGGCCGTAACATTGATTGCGCTGGCAGCGGCAAGACCAGACTGTGCGTCTGCCATCTTGAATGAAATCTGGCTAGGAATAAACTCGACTTCGTTTGTGAATGCCGGAGTGTGTGTAGCTGCTTCAGATTTTTTGCCGGTAAGCGAAATACTTCTTTTAACGTAATCGTCAACAGCAACCTCTAGCGCCCAGCTGTCAAGTACAGCAAACGGAAAAGAAATCTCTTGAACGTCGTCTTCGTATGCGACAGTCAGACTCTTGTGATCGTTGTCGTTCTTTAGAACATAGCTATGATCGAAAACATCTGACGTTCCACGTTCTGCTGACGTTGGGCTTTGCCCAAAGAGTGCCACAAGTTCAGCACCGACAGAGTTCAGAAAGATCTTTCCTTCATAGTCGCCTTCGCCCCAAAGTTTGATGATGTCAGCGGCGTTGTATTCTTCGATACGTCCCATCGCTGAATCGTTTTTGATGACCTCAATTTTGTCGTCGTAAGAGTAGCTTTGTACTGGAATCCAGTATGCCGCTGCAACTTTCGTTCCTTGGGTTGACTCTATGCCAATACCCACAGCACCAGTTCGTCCGATTATTTTAGCCATCGTTTTGCTCCTTGTTTTCTTTCAAAGTTTTAGTGTAATTCTTTTGGGCATCTTCGAGATTCTTAGCTTCTACTGTTATGCCTGCGCGCGGAAACAGGAAAGTCTGCACTTTGCCTTTGGCCGGCGCTTCAGTCTTTTTGGGTGTTTCAGTCTTTGTTGTTTCTGTCATGATAACTCCTATGTGATAATGATACTCCAAAAATAGGGTGCTAGTAGAGATTTGGTTTAGGTTGTGTTAATTCTAGATTGAAACGTAAAATACCTTCGGTCGAAAAGATATTGTCGCCTCGTTTCTCCCAGCCCATACCGTAGTCACATTGCAGCCCTTCATCGTTTATCGAGATAAACAGATTGTCGTCGAGCTTCTGGTTTGCCCGCAAAGCATAGATGAGCGTATTGGCTTTAACGGAGTAGTCAGCTTTGCGTTCTTCGACGAGCTTATAGAGTCCAGTTGTCCCTCTGACAAGATCGAAAGATTGATCGAGGTCTGTTGTCCAGTCATAGATTACAGCCATCACGATAGGCATAACATGAACGTCTTGCATAGTTCCATCAGACTTTACGACTGTTGTTTGTTTAGCTACTGAAACGACAGGAAGGGTTTCTTTTGCAGGTGCAAGAGTGTCACCGTAAATATAGCGGCCACGTAATGCTGCTGGCCCTTCGGCTTCTAGCATGCCAATGAGTTTTTTCAATATCGGGTCGCGGTATTCTTCTAATGCCATGAGACTATTTTCCTGTTACTGACTTTTGTAGATGGCGCTGGAATTCTTTGATGATAAACACTTTACGGATCTGGTCGATCTTCAACATAACACGTCGAGGTAATTTTTTGCGCGGCAATATAGACTGATGATATTTGAAGTAGTCGGTCGTGTTATAGATTTCGACATATTCTGGGCCAAGCCTTTGTTCGAAGCCTCTGCGCATGCGGCCTGTTTTTTCGAGTAGCGGCCACGGTTTCTTGTCTTTTCGGCTAGGCCATCTTTCGCCAAAGAGTGCGCCGCGCGAGTTAAAGTTCATGTCGACAGATGTTCTTAGTTCGCGGCCAATACGAAAGAGCGGTACTTTGAAACTTCCGACATCGTCAGGTATCTGATTGAAGCGCCGGCTGATCTGTTTTTCGCCTTCGATCGACCAGTTGAGTTCTATCATTTTAGTGATCTCGCATGAACGCGTCTGTAGAGTCGACTGAGTCGTTGTAAGTAGTGAGGTCGGTATTGCGGGCAAAGATGTTTCCGTCGCTGCGAGCGACCGTTGTGACGCGCACAGACGCACCCGCTGCGCTGCTTACCTCGCTAAGGTAGCCATCAAGAAGTTCTTTCGCTGTTTTGAGTCTAAGATAGCCATCTTTCGAACTGTTTTCTGTGTCGGTGTTTAGCCCATGATCTCTGATAAGTATTAGGCCGGCGGCATATATGCGTACAATAGTTTGCACGATTGGCGGCACTCCGTCGTCATCGTCGGTGTCTTGCCACGCTCCGTAGTTGATTATGCCGCTGATTTTACGGTGAACGAAATCTATTGCTTCGTCACGATATTTTTTGACCTTAACATCCGACAATAGCGAATAGGCATAAGTGACAAGAATTGTGCTGCCATTGGCGGGCGCAGCTGCAAGAGTAATAACACCGGTCGCAGTATTAACACCTTCAACTTCAACAGCAACATTGTCATCGTAAACAATAACGTCACCGCTGACAGACCCAACATCGATTGCGTCGTTGTAATCCCGGTCGACAATATAGGTACGCCCAACAGTGAAAACGTCGTTACTGCCATTAGCTAGGCCGCTAGGGGTTTCCAGTTTGACTAGATGATGATGGCCGGCTTCCTCACGAATGTCTTGTAGAGAAGAATAATCTAGGTCTGTAGCCGTAGCCATGAAACTATCCTATCTTATTGTTTGTCAACTATGGCTTGTGCAACCTCTGTTTTGTTTGCAAGACTTTCAGGGTCTTCTATGCCAAGCTCTTGCGCTAGAGCGTCAAGCTCGTCTCGACTGTTTTCTTTCAAAAGTTCTTCAACATATAGCGTTGTCTCATCCGTGCTGCCAGCTTCTTGCGCCGGTGCAGCATCTTGATTCTCAACAGTTTCAACTTTATTGCT